CTGTTACGCAATCAGCCAAGTGATAGAGGCAAGCGAACCACACTGGACAGAGCCAGAGCCTATTCTAACAACAGCCGAAAGAGAAAGGGACAGAGAAAATGATTAAGCTAGTACAAAGACAGCCTGAATATAGATTTGAAACAGCTATGTGGAATGGCGACCTTGCAGACGATAGGCCATTAGATGAATGTGGCTGGCACGTGCGGCGTTACATTAAACGAATCATTGAACGCTGGCGCATACAGCCACAGCCAGAGCGTGACGAGAAAGGGGCAGTGAAACGTGACTATGATAACCCTTACTGGAACGCATGGCGCGACATGTTTATGAGAAACTCTTTTCAGGTAAACGACATTGAAGTTTTGTTTGAACATGTAAACTCTGCCTTGCTTGACTTAGCAGCAGAGAAACAGGCAGCCATTGAAGAGCTGGAAAAGATGCCGCAAGAGGACAACCCCGGCGCATTGATAGCATCACCGCGCAAGTGCATTAGACTGCTAGAAGAAACAATAGAGCAGATAACAGAAGACCAGAACTACATAGCTGTCAGGCTTCATGAGCTGCTAGAGCAAATCGACAAGGGGCATGTCATGCATGAGCAAGGCAAATGACGGCTGATGAACTGAAAGAGAAACGGATTTTTCTGGGGCTGACGCAAGCAAAGCTGGCAACTAAGTTTGGTCTGACAGAGCGAACTATCCGCAACTATGAAAACGGGGCCACACAAATCCCCAGGACGTTCATCATGGCATTTGAAGCTATGGAACTAGAAGAGAAATGAGCAAAACACGCTAGGCCTAGCTATCTAGGCCTAGCTGCTAAGCCTAGCAACTAGGCCATGACTAGCTATGCTTTTATTTATATATAAATCAGGAAAGCTAAGAACTAGGCCAAGATTGCAAGGCTTAGATAGCATGGCCTAGCGTGGTTCACTCCACGTGAAATATCATGGATTTAAATCGCCGTCAACAGGCAGAACTTTCCGGGCCAACTGCTCACGCACCAGCATACACCATGTAGAGAAAGACACCGTTGCAGTGTCGGTCACACTTTCCAGCTCTGGATTAATCAAGCCAAGCCTTACAACGCAGTGAATGTCAGCCCTGTCATATTTATAAATTAAAACAGGTTCAGCTTGCAGAGAAACGGCAGCAGCTTCAACTTGGGCCCACCAATCTGCGTGATGATGACCACCATTAGCCATCTTGTACCTCTTGCACTCGATAACCCACCCGTCAAGGCCCGTTAAATCGCCGTGGAGTGCCTCTCTGTACTGGTCGAGGTCTCTGCGTACCCTTACGCCAAGATGCTCGTCTATGAGGCTTGAAACGTGCCGTTCAAATGCGGCGCCCTTATTCCGTCCGTTCGTCATACTTCACCCATATCACTCTGCCCATCTCACCCTGCCAGCCCATCATAGGAAAAGACTGCCAGCCTTCGGGCACTGGTTCACAAGCTAGTGAATACTTCACAACAGCCCTAGTGAATTGAGCCGGTGTTGTCGAGCTGGACAATGATTTGCAGTTCGTCTTCTTCATTTACAATCAAGTACCCGTTACCGCCGCACCGTTCGCAGTCCATAAACTTGCCAGCAAGATACCCGCCGTGGTCATAGTCAACAACGGCAACCTCATACTCAAGCTCACCCTCGCCCTCACACTCAGGACACTCAATCTCTGCTGGATATTGATTGCTGTAGGAAGTCATTAGCCGTCACCCTGCCTTTTGTTTTAACCAAGATTACCCGCATCGTTTCCAAGCTAGGAAAACGACTGCCATTAACTATACGAGAAATGGCGGCGGCAGATAACCCACATTCAGCAGCAAACCCTCTTTGAGATAAGCCCTGCTCATTTAAATAATCTATCAGTAACATACCCCGAATATATATGTTGACAGCTCGGCAATCAATAGTTACTTTCAGGATAGGAGAGCAAAATGGAAAAAGAAATACCCGAATACTCAAAAGCCTACGGCAGACTTCACGTTTCTGCTTCAGGTGGTACGCAGCCGATAGACGAACACATCTTGAAGCTGCTGTTGGCGCAAGACTATAAGATGCGCTTCCCTATGTCTGCACGGCCTAGAGCTGGTCAGATAGTTCAACAAATAACAGACAGGGTTTATGGACTGCATGAGTTCAGCCCTATGCGCGGCAAGCAAGAGCCTATGGGCCCAGCCGAAGCAATCCGCCACGGCTTCACAGACTACATGACTTATCAGCCCTTGACTTGGGATGAAGGCAAGGACGCCGAGGCCTACGAAGTATTCAAAGAACACATCGGAGAAATGGCAGCCCATGCCATAAAAGGTGTCGCTGAGTTTTTTGGCGATGAACCGTTTGAAGGGGAATACTTGCGTAAGCATTACGATGACCGGCTAGATGTTCCGATTGTAATGTATCTCGACTATGCAAGTGAGACACGACAAATAGATTTAAAATGTAGCTTGCCAATACGGGGCCCGCTGAAGAAAGACGGAACCCGGACCTGGCGCGCACCTAAACCAAAGACAGAACCAACAGAGCTACAGGTGATGCAACAGGCCGTTTACTGGAAAGGCACTGGCCTTGAGCCGGCACTGCTGTTTGTCACCACACAAGGCTATAACATAGCTACACCCGAAAACTGTGCAGCACTGAGCCACGACAGGTTAGAGCAAGCGTATGAAGACATCATGCGCCGATGGCTTGCCGTGCAAAATCTGCTGCGCGTTGCTAATGGAAACTGGAAGACTTTGTTTTCATTAGTTCCCCCCGACTTTGGGCAGATTGCCACACGGCATGGCCCAGAGATACTACAAATCGCTAAACAGGCATGGAGGATAGATTGAAAACTGATTATCAAATAGAAACTGGCGTTCCAATTCCAAAGAGTCGGCGCAGAAAGTGGGCCTTTATGGAAGACATGGAAGTAACAAATAGCTTTATTTGCCCTGCCAAAGACCGCAGCAGTGCGATGGTTGCAGGAAGAAAAATGGGGTACGAACTCAAAAGTAAATTACTCCCCGTCCAAGAAGGCTACAGCCGCAGAGTTAGAATATGGAGAATGTCATGACTGAGACTGAGCAGGAACACGCACAGCTGATAGACTTTCAAAACGAGCGTATCAAACGGTTAGAGGCAGAGGTAAGCGACTTACGCACCACCCTGCTTTGCGCTATGGAAATGATTACAGAATACTTCCAATCAAGAAATTTAGTACAAGAGGCATTTGAAGATGATAGAGAAGACCTTGAATGAGGCTATGAAGCTGGTCAGCGACTTGAATAAGTCGCATGGCGTAAAGCAAAGAGGCGGGAAGATGTATACCCAAGTTGTGCATCGTATGGAAGCCTTCAGAACAGTCTTTGGTTTGTCAATCGGCGTGGACACGCAGATACTTGTTGACGATGGACAGCGCGTAGTCGTTAAGGCTATCATCGTGAATGAGAATGGCATTACTGTCGGAGCTGGCACAGCAGAAGAGATACGAGGTGACGGGCACGTTAATAAAACATCTGCCATCGAAAACGCAGAGACCAGCGCAATAGGCCGTGCGCTTGCCTCAATAGGATTAGCTGGCGGCGAGTATGCGTCAGCAAACGAAATGGACGCTGTTCCACGCAAGGAACAGAACCAAGCAAATCAGACGGGGCCAGGTTCAGGCTCTCCTCCCGCCGGTGAATCGGCTCCGTCTGAGCCAATAGTGGCAGAACCCCCTATTTCTGCCACTCCCTCAAAAGATGAACCGGGTTACGAAGAAGACAGCAAGTATTACCTGTCTCTGAGAGACCAGATAGAAGGCTTCAAGACTACTGTTCAGGTCGAGCAGTTATTTAATGCCGAATACGACAACCTCAAGGCATTAAAGAAACGCAGTCAGCAAAGGTATGAACACGTTGAAGAGCTGTTCAACAAAAAGATTGCAGAGTTAGATATCCTACAGCGCAGATAGAAAGGCAAAACAATGGCTCGTAGATACGAAAGAGTAATGAACATAAAGGTGTTCCCAAACAGTGAAGGTGCTGCCAAGTACGGCAACTCTAACTGGACACCGTGGAAAGACGGTGCAAATGCAGACATTTACTTGTCTGGCAACAAAAAGTACAGCGTCCGTGTGTTTGAAGAGGAAGACGGCAAGCTGTCTATCTCAATCACAGAGCCTCTGGATGTGCAACCGGGCGATGACTTGGGCAGCAACATCAAGCAGGGCGGTATGCGTAAGCTGGCTGATACACAAGCAGTCAAGCGGGGCCTGTCTATCTCTGACGATGTGGATGACGACATTCCGTTTTAGTCATGGATATACAGCCACAAATATTGATAGCAGCCTATCCCGATGGGCTGCTTATCACCATCGATGGTCGTAGCCACTTTCATCATATGTCACCACGCCAGATGATGGAGCTGGCAAAAGACCTGATAGAGAAGGGCGTACAATTTATGCCAAGAGAAGGCCGCGATGGCTTGGTATGACAAGGGCCGCAAGACGCAGAAGAAAAAGGGGCCCGACCCAAACCGCACCACAACGTGCGATGTATGCGGCAAAGACATAAGAGTAATGGACGGCGGCTGGGTAGTGTTAGCTAATGGCAAGCGCGTTCATCACACAATCAAAGGATATGACGCAGGGGAGGATTGTTTATATGTACTGCGAGAAATGCGGGCAACCGATAGCCCAAAGACGACTAGCCCACGAATACTATATGTTGAAGATTAGCCAGGAGGCCGGCCTTCAGGATGTTGTAGAGTCAATCGAAGAAGAGATAGGCATGGGCCTGTTAGACATACGCAAGAAGAGGCGCAGCAAAGACTTTGTATTTGCCCGTCAGCTATTCGTTAGGCTGTCGATGGACTACACAAACTTCAGCACTATAGAGATTGGTCGCTTTATGGGGTTTGACCACACCAGTGTGCTGCACCTCTATAAAAAGCGTATGGAAGATGACCTTGAGTTAGCCTATAACCGCACATCTCAGCGGCTAAAGAACAGGCTCACTTCTTCTTTGCCTTCATAATCTTAGACTGAAGAGCCTTCGGCAGTGTCTTCTGCTTTGCAGTCAAGCCATTGCCGTTCTTCTTTGCCATCTTCTTCTTCGCTGGACGGCCCTTCTTCGAACCGTAAGTTCCTTTTCCCATAGGCATTACTTCTTTCCTTTCTTTGCTTTATTGCGTCTTGATATTGCTGCTGCCTTCTTCTTTGCGTCAGCTTTGCTGGATGCACCCCAGGCACGGAGCGATAATAACAGGCGTGTCGGCTTGCCATTCTTTCTTTCTGGCCCTCTCATGTTACCCATTCTTGCTAGGAAACTAGCGCGTCTAGGGTTATCCCCCTTTTTAACTGGTGCTTTCAGGTTCATGCCCTGCTTGCGCGCAGATGCACGGCCCTTCGCATTAAGACCGCCCTTCGGGTTCTTCCCTGCCTTGCGCTGCCAAGCTGGTGTCTTAGCCATCTTCCAAACTCCGCATACGGGCAACCAAACGCTTCGCCCTGTTGGGCACTTGGTCAAACCATTTGCTGTCAATCATCTCTTCTGCTGCCCCGTTCCAATCACGGGTATCAACTCTTGTTTTCATATTAACAAAATTAGACAGGCGCGGGTAGCCGAGATTAAACATCATGTTAGCAATCACAAGCTGCGCCTCTTCAGGTAGGGCCGCAAAGTCAGAGTAAAGTCTGCTGCAATCCTCAAGCGTGATAGCTATGTCACGGCGAAACACTTGCTGCACTCGCTCTTCTGAGACAGGTGTGCCGACAGGAAGCCCGTACTCCGGGTCATCCTTCGTTACGAGATGGCCTATGCCGAAAGTCTCCAAACCAAGATGGTCCAGATAAATCTCGTACTTGCAGCCCTCGTCAGCAGCAAGCTCTTGTCTGAGCTGGTCTATGTTCATCTAACTTTCCTGTACTTGCGCGTCTTCTTCGCTATCTTCTTAGGCTGCTTTGACACTTGCTTGCCGGCCTTAGTAGCCTTGCGCTTTGCTCTGGTGGTCGCGGCGTACTCCGCTGACGATAATGACTTGATAGCAGCAGACGGCAAGTAACGCTCGCCTGTGGCCTTCGGGCCCTGTGTGCTTGGCTTGCCTGACTTAGTGCGCCACTTCTGCTTGGTCCACGCTTTCAGGCTGCGCTGTGACTTCTTCAACGGCATTACTTGTAGCCCCCGCCCTTCGCCTTGTACTGCTTCGCAAGCATCTGGGCTTTGCGCGCAGACCACTGACCCGGCTTACCGCCCTTGCCACCGGCCTTAATCTTGTTAAACAAGTTCTTACGCATGGTAGGCTTGGTGTAGTTGCCAGCCTTGTTCACAGTAGACTTGCGCTTCTTGACCGCCATTACTTGCCCCTGAACTTATCCAATCCTTTAAGACCTAGCCCTGCCAAGATAGTAACATAAAGTATGTTTTGATACCAATCAGGCAGTTCGTTGAGCCGTTCAAAGCCCTGTTTGACTACATCTTCCATGCCAGGAACAAACGTCAGAACACACGGGGCAAGTACAACAATCGTTATAATCTCGTCTTTGCAGCTGCTGCGCGTGGACTCAGCCATGATAAGTTCCCACTTGGAATCATGCTGTGCAGCAGTCTTCATCACCTCTGCTTTGGCTTTCTGCTTCTCAACCTTGCCTTCAAGAAATGTCTGGGCAAGACTACCAACTACGCCTAGTAACTGTATCATGTTAAGAAAACCTCATCCTTTTAACACATCTGTTAAAG